GTGTCCGGCAGTGGAGTAGGTGTAGCAGCAGGCACATTAAAAGTCAATGCCAATCGCCTGTATCTGATCACCAGTCAACGTGATCTTGCAGCCACATTTGGTAATCCGTTCTTTTATAAAACCACAATTGGTACCCCAATCAATGGTTATGAACTCAATGAATATGGTTTGTTAGCTGCATACAGTGCGTTGGGTGTGACCAATCGTGCTTATGTACAACGTGTGGATATTGATCTTACACAACTCACAGCCACTTTGGTACGTCCCACAGGCGAGCCAAATAATGGTTCTTACTGGTTGAACACTGCAACCAGTCAATGGGGTATTTTTGAATGGAATCAAACCACTGGTGCGTTCTCCAATCAAATTCCATCGGTTATTACTAACACATCTGAATTGCTAAGTGGTGTGCCTTTGCAAGATTACGGCATCATTGGTGAATATGCTATAGTTGCCACAAACACACAAAATCCATTGTATTACAAAAATGGTGCAGTGGCCACAGTGGCCGGTTACAATTCTGTCATACTAACTGATTTGTATAACAATTGGGTTTTGGTCGGCAGCGATGACTGGAAATTGAGCTATCCTGCAATTCAGGGTGCCAATGCTGTGACCACAAACCTCACTGAAGGTAATGCCATTGTTATCAACGACACCAGTGTGGAAGTTCCGTCTGCAGACAACAATACCATTCAAGGACTTAGTGCTGCTATCAATACTGCTGCTATCACTGGCGTATATTCTGCTGTGGTCAGTAACAAACTTTGCTTGTTTGCAGATAGTTCAGCCACAGCTGACGGATCCACACAAGATGATGGTGCAATCGTAATCAGTTCAACTGGATCAACCCCTGGATTGTTGACCACATTGGGTATCACTGCCAATGCCACTTACTATGCTCCAGAATTGCAACAAAGCCCTAACTATACATTTCCACGTTGGTTGGCTACAGATGCAACACCACGTCCTACTGGTAGTGTGTGGAATAAAACAACTGTGCAAAACCTAGGCACACTTATGGTTGTGCAAAAATACAGCACAGCACTGGCCAGCTGGGTAACACAAGCTGCTCCAGTTTACGAAAATGATTGGAATGCCAATGCAGCATTGGATGCAACTGGTGGCGGTAAAAATATTGCTGCTGGAAATACCTACACACAATACAATGTAAATCCTGCATCAACTGGGTATGCTACTTGGAGTTCTGCTACAACTTATGCAACAGGAACTCGAGTAATATACAATAACTTGACATATGAGTCTTTACAAAGTGCTAATGTCAATCACAATCCGGCTGAGCTGAGCAGCGTTTGGTGGGTAGAGATTCAAAATGAGCTGCCGTACAACAACACCTACACATTGCAAGTGTTTGAACGAGCCAGCCAAGGCCCCACAGTGGTCACTGGCAGCGTTTCTGTTCCTGTGTTTGTTAATGGTAATCAATTTACTATCACCACAAGCATTGCAAACTCTACCAGTTTGACTTCTACTGTGACCGTGACTATCAATGGTACTGATGCAGCAGCATTTAACACTGCTGTGAGTTCTGCAGGCTTACCATACGTGGTAGCTTCTGTTAACTCAACTGGTGCAATTGTGCTGACACAAACTCAAGGTGGTGTAATTCTATTGCAAAATGTCACAGGTGCAGGAACTCCATTGGCTGCTGCTGGATTCACAACCAGCACCACAGGTTGCCGCAATATTGTTGATGGTGATCAAATTGCTTACTTGCAACTCAGCAACTGGATACCATTGGTGTACACAGCCAGTGCAGTGGCACCTGATCAAGATCCAGCAGACGGAACTTACTGGTATTACAGTAGCCCTAGCCAAGCTGACATCATGATCAACACTGGCTCGGCTTGGGTTGGGTATCAAAATGATACCAACGACACACGTGGTTACAATCTGAGCAATACCAATCCAACTGGCCCAATCATCTCTGCCACAGCACCTGCTACACAAACTGATGGAACTGTATTGGTATATGGTGACTTGTGGATCGACACCAGCGATCTTGAACTGTATCCGCTGCTGTACCGTTGGCAAGCAGTTGAGGGTGTAAATCAATGGGTCTTGATTGACAATACTGATCAACAGACCAGCAATGGTATATTGTTTGCAGATGCTCGTTGGAGTACAACTGGTGCAGTAAATCCTATATCAGATAACTTACCATCTATCACCAGCTTGTTGACCAGCAATTACTTGGATGTTGATGCACCTGATCCTGCACTGTATCCCGCAGGTATGCTGCTGTGGAACTCACGTCGATCTGGCTACAATGTCAAGAGTTTCCAAGTTGATTATTTCAATGCCAGCAGTTTCAGCTATGCAACATGGTCAAACACCACTACATATGCTGTGGGTGCTCAAGTGTTGTACAGTGGCGTATTGTATGTGGCTATTCAAGCTGGTTCTAACCATAATCCAGCCACACAGACTTCATACTGGGACTTGTTAGAAACCAACTCATGGGTAACTGCATCGGGTAACAGAATTGACGGTTCACCATACATGGGACGTTTTGCTCAACGTGCATTGATTGTGGCAGCATTGAAATCTGGCATCAACACCAGTGTCACAGTGCGTGAAGAACAAGCACAGTTCAACTTGATGGCATGTACTGCATATCCAGAATTGATTCCTGACATGGTAGCACTCAGCAATGAACGCAATAATACTGTGTTTGTGGTTGGTGATACTCCAATGCGTTTAGGACCAAATGGCAACGACCTTGTGGCCTGGGCCACAAACAATGGTGGAAACGGAGTCGGGACAGGACTGTTTGCAGGTGATGGATTGACCACCAGCACTCCGTATGCTGCTGTATTCTATCCAAGCTGCCAAACTACTGATCTTGGTGGCAGTGCAGTAGTTACTGCTCCAAGTCACATGATGGTACGCACTATCATTCGTAGCGATTCTGTCAGCTATCCATGGTTGGCTCCTGCAGGAACACGTCGTGGTGTGATTGACAATGCTGCAAGAATTGGCTACATCAACGCTGTCACTGGCGAGTTTGTTACCATTGGTAATAATCAAGGTCTGCGTGACGTTGAGTATGTTAACAAAATCAATCCAATCACATTCATTCCAGGTGTGGGTATTACCAACTTTGGTAACAAAACCATCTACGGCGTTGACAGTGCATTGGATCGTATCAACGTGGCACGACTGGTTGCGTTCATGCGTGGACGATTAGAAGAAATTGGTAAACAGTTCTTGTTTGAACCAAACGATCAAATCACCCGCAATGAAATTACCAATGCTGTAAACGGATTGTGTATTGATCTTGTGGCCAAGCGTGGTATCTATGACTTCTTGGTAATCTGTGATGATTCAAACAACACACCCGCCAGAATTGATGCCAACGAACTGTGGGTTGATATTGCTATTGAACCTGTGAAGGCAGTGGAATTTATTTACATTCCACTGCGCATCAAGGCAACTGGCGCCATTGCTAACTCTCAGACACCAACACAGACTGCGGGTTAACGGTACCGCTAGACTAGGAAATGGGGTGGAAACGTCCCATTTCTTTTGACCTCAACAGAGGTAAATAACTGCATAGGAGATTACAAATATGGCCGTTTCATCATTAACAAGAATGACAGTGCCCTTGGCAAGCGATCAAAGCGCAAGCAACCAAGGCTTGCTCATGCCCAAACTCAGCTATCGCTTCCGAGTGATATTTGAAAACTTCGGAGTAAGCACACCCCGAACAGAACTTACCAAACAGGTGATAGACTTCAAACGTCCTAATGTGACATTTGATGAAATTGCAATTCCAATCTACAATAGCACTCTGTATCTGGCAGGAAAATACAAGTGGGCCACTACCACTTGCAATCTGCGTGACGATGCGTCCGGTGCTGTGAGCCGCTTGGTTGGAGAACAACTACAGAAACAAATGGACTTCCTGGAAATGGCATCAGCTGCATCAGGTATTGACTACAAGTTCCTCACTCGTTTCGAAGTGTTGGACGGTGGTAACGGTGCGGCCACACCTATTGTGCTGGAAACTTGGGAACTATATGGCTGTATGCTTGAAGTTGCTGACTATGGCACCGCCAGTTATAGTGAAAGCAAGGCCTTGCAAATTGGTCTCACTATCAGATATGACAATGCTAATCAAGTTCCAAATGGAACTGGTATTGGCAGCACTATTGCCAGAACTGTCAACGACGTAGTAACAGGGTAATCTGTTATGACCTGGGGACAAGATTTCCTACAGGGATTTTTTGGTGGGCAAGGTCTTAAAGATTATGCCCACGCTTCAAAGACCTTTCGCACAAATGGTTACGAGTATGCACCACGGAACAAATTTCTGTTCCATTGCTATTTCAATATCAATACGTCAATGATTCCGGCCCTGGCATCCATCTACAACAGCACAGAAAAAGCCACCATTGGATTGATGGTAAAGACTGTGCAGTTGCCCAAGTTTACTGTGGACACAGAAACCTTGAATCAATACAATCGTAAACGAGTTATTCAAAAAAAGATCAACTACACGCCGGTACAGATTACGTTTCACGATGATGGTGGCGATTTAACACGCAACATGTGGTACAACTATTACAGTTATTACTACAAGGATCCAAATCAAGCATATGGCCCACCGGCACAGAACGGATCAATTGGTCCTATTCAAACATTGCCGGGATTTACCTACAATTCTCGAGACATATATGCCAATGACAGAGTTGTGAATGATTGGGGATATGTGGGCGAAGGCTACGATCAAGGTAATGCTGGCAGTAACGGTGTGGGATCAGGCGGAGATCAAAGTTCAGGCAAACCGGCATTCTTTAGAGATATAACCATTTATGGTATGGATCAACACAAATGGGCCAGCTATACATTGATCAATCCACTAATCAAATCATGGGACCACGACACTTATAGCTACAGTGAAGGTACCGGCATCATGCAAAACTCCATGAACATTGAATACGAAACTGTAAAATATTTCACAGGTGCCATTGGCGGAGTTAGGCCTGATACCAATGTGGTTGGATTTGCTGATCCTGCATACTATGATAATGTTCGCAGTAGCCTGGCAAGACCAGGCAGTACACAAACTGTGTTAGGACAGGGTGGATTACTGGATGCCGGCATTGGTATCATAGAAGATTTGCAAAGCGGCGGGGTAGCAGGCAAGATTGGTGCTGTGCAAAAAGCAGGTACAACTTACAACACTTTCAAAAATGCTTCCATAAGATCAGTTGTGGATGAAGAAGCCAATGCTGCACTCAGTAGCGTATTGAGAAACACCATACCCGGAGCAGTAAGACAATCTCAAAACAGCGGCGGCGGATTTCTTTTTCCTAGAGCACCAACAATATCAACACCAGCAGCAGCCGCCTTGTCGCAAGCGTTTGGCAGGCCGGTGACAATCATACCACCAGGACCACGATAATGGGCGGCACAGTCAATTCACTCAACACCAATGTAGATCTCACAGTTAGAATCTATGATCAATTCTACGCCTACGAAACTTATGTAAGTGCAGAAGAATATGATGTGGTATTCAGTTACATGAAGTCGGTGTTTACTACAGACCTTGCTGCTGGAAACTTTACTGTGGCCTTGTTTAGAATAGCTGATCAAACACGCACACCAGTGCTGACCATACTGGCAAACATACAAGGTCAAGATTCAATTCAACTCACACAAACACTATGTTATTATCTCAACAACTTGAGAAGTGGCAGCACATTGTTGGGATTTGGTGCTAGTGTAACTCCTAATTATTACACCGCAAGGAATGTATTAGCATGAGCCGCTGGGCCAATGGGTTGTATGTGATTACCAATCCAGACAAGTATGTGGGAAAAAATCAACCTAGATACAGATCGGGGTGGGAGCATAGTTTTATGAGATTTTGCGATAATAACAAAGCTGTGTTGCAATGGGCTAGCGAAAGCATAGCCATACCT